TTAGGTATTGTTACCAAAATTCCTGTAATCCGACTCCCAAATTGAAACAACATTGAACCCGGCCTCGTGTAGATTAGATTCTTTTTCTTTGGTTTTTTGATAAAGAACGCCGAAAGAACATTTTGTGACCGGATTTATTTCTTCCGAATCGTATTTCTTAGGATTTCCGTGCCAATAATCACCGTTGAATTCGTAAACGGTATTGGTCTTTGGGTCGAACCCATCTACGAAATAATTCTTTTTCCCGATTTTGATTTTCCATTGTCGGTATTTAGAAGGAATTTCAAAACTGTCTAACCATTCAGATTCGATTTTAGATTTTCCGGTTTTAGTGCAACCCGGACAGCATATTTTATTTGCAAAAACTCTGATAATTTTTTTCTTAAAAATTCCGTGATTCAAACATTCGAGTTTGATTTCATCAAATATACTAAATTCCCCCGTCGAAACCAGACTTATATTTTCAAAATTATTGACAAGAAATTGGGTTATTTCGGTGTCTTTTACAATCCGGGTTGATCGCTTAATATGTTGTTCTTTTTTACATTCAGGGCACGTTTCTTTGGTTGTATTCAAAAGATGTTGGTTAGCCTTTTGGTCAAACCATAATTGGTGGTTTTTACAGAAAATTTGAACAGTGCCTGTTATTTTTGAATAAGATGACTCTAAATAAGAAAATGTTCTTCCGTGCCTTTTGATAGCCCGTTTTAGATATTCTTGAAAATCAATTGCTTTGTCTGCGTTTGAGCATTTCCTACAAAGAGTTCGATCTCTTTTGATCATTTTTTTGGGATCAGCACAATATACTCCGTGGTTCGGGCACGAGATTTGAATAGTTGATCCCTTTTTGAAATCGTAATTTGATAAATCGTATTCGAAAATTGGTTCGATACGTCGAAGTCGCGTTATCATTTCATTCTTTTTTTCTTCTAATTCACACTTAGGACAACCTCGACCTTTAAGATGAAGATATAAACTGGCATTGAATTTTCCGTGCCTGCTGCATTCCAAATTAAGATTACCGGAACTTATTTCAGATTCTTCGTATTGAAATTTACCATGGATCGATTTCAACTTTTTGATGATTGAATAAATTTCGTTTCCATTTGACTTTCGAATTTTCGCAGCTGTTTTCTGACTTGCCGATTTTCTGCCGCAATCAGGACACCCGCACCCGATTACATGGTCGTTTGCAATTTGTTCGAAAATTCCGTGATCTGGGCAAATTATTTGAACTTTTTGTCGCCAACCGGTATATTCTTTTATAAGAGAGTAATCATATCTACTCTTATGTTTTTCTTTTGCTTTCTCTTTCCATTCTTCGGTAGTTCTTTTCCTAGGCATCCTGTAATCCTTTTTATTCCTTACCCTTGTATTTATAAATTGACATTCGAGTTCGTTTACTTTATGATAAGATATGATTTGTAATAAATGTGGAAAAAGATATGATTTGTAATAAATGTGGAAAAGAAATGAACGAGAAAAAATATCGTTACTCTGAAATTTTCGGAGATACTGTGCAAGGCGAAGGTCATTATACCGGTGTTCCTACAGTGTGGCTACGTTTCTGGGGATGCAACTTCAATTGTCAGGGATTTGGTCAGAAAGATCCAACTGATCCCAAAACTTGGGTGACCGAATACGCTGATTTGGATATATCCGGATACAAGTCAATGCATGAGCTGCCGATCCTAAGGTTTGGTTGTGACTCTGCATATTCGTGGGCAAAGAAATTCTCCCATTTGGCAAAACAAGAGACCGCCGCTGAGATTTGTGATCGGCTCGAAGATCTTCTGAGAAACGAACGAAACCCGGACGGTAAGTTTATACACCCGGTGTCGGGACAGGCTACTCATATGGCGTTTACTGGCGGCGAGCCTATGATGAATCAATCAGCGATGGTTGACATCATTAATGAGTTCAAAGCACGCGGTAATGTCCCGCCGAATGTTACCGTTGAGACAAACGGCACGATTCCTTTGCGTGACAACGTGAGAAAACTGATTTTTGACAATTATGCTAATCATCCAGATATTGATGAATGGTTTTGGTCGTGCAGTCCCAAACTATCAGCCTCCGGTGAGCCTTGGGAAAAGGCGATTAACCCTGATATTCTTTCGGCGTATAATACGTGTTCAAAGCAAGGTCAGTTGAAATATGTAGTTGACGGGACTGAAAAGAGTTGGGATGAAGTAGAAAAAGCTACTAAACTTTATCGTGCAAAAGGCATTTTATGGCCGGTTTGGATTATGCCAGTTGGGTCTGCTGGCGATCAGCAAGAAGAAATACAGGCAGAAGTTTGCGAAGAAACCACACGCCGTGGATATAACTTTGCAGCTCGGGTTCATTCTTGGCTATTCGGTAACAGAATGGGAAAGTGATATGAAAACAGATTGGGAAGAAAAACTGCGTATTGATAATTTACTAGCTGATGCAATTAAATCTGCAGAAGAACTCGCAACCATCCGTGAACGCATGCGTTGTGCTGAAATAGCTAGAACTCAATTTCTAATCACACCAAACGGAAAAGATTGCGGCGAGGCTATCGCAAAGAAAATAGAAAATGTCTGATTTAGATGAAACTTTGAAAATGCTAAAACGTCTCGCAGCGTCGGTTAATCATACCATAATTGAAGACGAAGTGGCGTTGCTTTTGAAAAAGAGAAAACTTGAAAGAAAGAAAAATGAAACTTCTTAAATACTGGTGGCCTCCGGTTGTTGTCTATGCAATCAACTGGATCCTACAATTAACCGGCGGATACGGTTGGTATTTGACCGATGAGATTATGCACTTGGTTGGCGGAATGGCAATTACTGTTTCGTTATTCTGGTCGATGCCCGAAATTCGAAAGGATCATTACCTGCTGTTGCCATGTGTGCCGATGGTTTTTGCGGTCTTTTGGGAGTTTCATGAATATGCACTTGATACCTTGGACGTCGGCGACACTTTATGTGACTTAGCGTTAGGCTTCTTGGGTGCATGTATGGTTTCAATTTTCTTTTACAGAAAGGATGCAAAATGAGACAAGCAGATAAATGGTACGCGGCAGAATGTTTCTACGACCAAGAGGCTGGCTTGGATATCGAAGTAGCTGAATTCGAAGGCTTTTGGTCATGGAACGTTTATGATAACTATACGAATTACAAGCAGGGCAAAGCCGAAACAAAAAGACGAGCACAAGAACAGGCAATGAATTTTGCCAGGGGGAAAGATGGCGCTACCGTTTAGATTTATGCCCGGGTCCTGGGGACTCAAAGGAAAGACTTACAAAAGAGCAAAAGCCGAGTACGAGTTAGTCGGCGAAAAACTTGAAACCGAATTGATTCTTATTGAACATGGTTTGGATGAAACCGGAATTCCAGAAAACCCACCAAAAGAATTTCTGCTAGATTTCGCAAAGCATAAACTTTCGACTGGAAAAATAACCAAAGAAGAGTACGACTATGAAGTACTTGAATATAAATTCGACGACAACGAACAGTCACACCGCCGTGAGCTTGAGCTCGAACTTGATTTTCGCTATCACCGAATTACGTTAGCCGAATATAAATCTGGCTTAGCTGATATCGAAGGTGTTCCGTTTGTTTGTGTCAGCGATTCTGGTTTTGACTGGGAAGAAGGTCCCGGCGGCTTTTGGCAAGAATTTGAATGGAATCAGGAATTTATAGATTTCCTACGTGAAAATGGATATGAAGGCGCATCCGATCAAGATATGATCGACGGTTGGCTTTCTGATCTTTATAGATCACACATCATGGAAAGTGAAATGGGTGAGATGGATATTCCGGATGATGACGAAAACTTCAAAGAAGTTGAGTTCCTTCCAGAAAGAAATGTAGGCCCCGACGGTAAAATCGTTTATTCATAAGGATAAGAAATGAAAGTTCTAATTTTGATCTGTTCTTTAAACGCCATGTCGTGTGATATGGCAGTGCACGACATTTCAGTAAAAGAGTATTATACTGATTTGGCTGAATGCGATCTTGCTCGACCAGTAATCGAACAAGAATGGCTTGAGGATGCGAAGGGCAAGAATTATAGCCTTCGTGCTATTTGTACCACTAGATCAATTGAAGATATCGTTCATTCAATTCAAGCCGGAGAACATTTGACATGAGAACAGAAGATTGGCGAAGAACTACTGAATGGAAAGCGGTTTAACTTACATTGTGCTTGATAAGTTAGAAGCCGGTAAGATAGTTGATAGTATTTATAACGCGGGTCGCCGCTTAGCAGAGAAGGAACAGACTAAAGATGAGTAGAGAATCAGGTTTATATCTAGTATCTTGCGGTGCATCGATTTTCGTTGCTATACTCATTGGGTGGCTTTGGTCCTGGCAGAAGTGTGAGTCACAAACGATCTCGTTCACCCTCTCCTCTTGGGGACCAATCCAAGGTTGTATGGTTCTTCACAAAGATCGCTGGCTTCCACTAGAAAACATTCGTGGATTTGATGATAAAGGGTAAGGTTACGTCTAAACCGTTAGAGACGGTTTGGGGACCAACCTTGGTTCTCGGATGAAAAAATTGAGTACAGTACCTGGTTAGCGGTTTTAGAAACAAGACGCCAAGCTTTACCGAATGGCCGATCTGCGGTGATTTACCGAAAACCGGGAAGTCTTTGGGAACCGAGAAAACTCACCGATTATCCAGCAACACTCCGTGCGCAATGTCCAGTGTAGCACTAGACAGAGACCATGTTGTTCTAAGCATCGAGAAAGTCGAAATACGATGACCTATTGCATACCGGACAGAACTCCGGATTGTATATTTGTCTGAAGCAACTAAGGATAATGATGATGAATGATATAGAACAAGAACCATTCAAATATGTCGAGACAGTTGAGTACGATGATGTACCTGCATGGGGTAGCTCTTCTGTTCGAGACGCATTGTTAGAAGCAACCGAAAACGGACGTAAGGCCCGTATTACCGTAGAGGAAATCCAAAATGAATAGACCAGATACAGCAAGATTGAATTCTGTTTTGGATTCAATTGATGAACAAGTAAGAGAATTAACTCAGATTTACTAGATGAATATCTAACGAACGGTTGGATAAAAGGTAGAATGAGTTTTAAACATAAGGAGAAAAAAGATGGATAGACCCGACTGGTCGAGGTACTATATTTCGATGTGCTACTTGGCTGCGTCAAGATCAACAGATGAATCTACTCATGCCGGTGCAGTAATTGTTCGCCCTGATAACAGTGTGGTTTCTACGGGATATAATGGTCCAGTCCGTGGAATGTCAATTGAAGATGTTCCGAAGACTAGACCCGAGAAGTATTTCTATATGGAACACGCTGAACGCAATGCAGTTTATAACGCAGCCAAGAATCAAGGCGGCTTAGCCGGATGCAGCCTTTACGTGAATTTCCTGCCGTGTGCTGACTGCGCTAGGGCAATCGTGCAAGCTGGAATTGTGCGGGTCATCGTACATAAACAAGGACAAGAAGCCTTTCAAGAAGCCTCTGGAAACACCGGAGGTGAATGGGACGAGTCACATAAAGCTACGCTTAAGATTTTCTCATCCATTTATGAAAGAGAAGAGACGGTAATAAAGACTATGACAAACATAATCACTTATCCAGCAGTGCAGAGAGAAACTTCAATTCTGCATTGGTGGTCAGGTAAGTTATCAACGCCAGTAACAGGATTTTTTAGAGGTCAGGAGTTTACATTATGAAATAAAAAAATATCTGCTTGCGCCTAAAGGCGGATTTATGCACTATCAACTTCGAACTATATTTCCAAAAGAAATAACTATCGCCAAGCGAGTAGTTGATACGGAAAAAAGTGAAATATCGGATATTGGAGAAGCTGAATACAATTGGTTACGAAAAGAATGGTCGTCGAGAGATGTTTATTATCATACCGAAGGTGAACATATTCCAAGTCCTTTTATAATTAGAATGGCAAATATTATTAGCCAAACGACGCGCCGCGGCGCGGGAAATCGGCTTGTCCTTCATCCTGATAATTATCATTTATTAGATCCTAGTGTTATTGACGCCAATGGATCTTTTGCTAATGCAATAAACATTTTTGTTTCTGAAAACTGTCCAAAAAATAAAATGGTAGTGTTCTATTCAGGAAAATCGTTCTGTGATAACCCTTGTCATATTCACGATTTTCAAGATCGCATGTTCTTTACTGAAATGGAAAATTTAGCCGATTTTCATATTAAGCAAGCACATTATGTCCAGCAACTTCCGTTAATTGGTATTTGACAAAATTTTAGAAAAGTGTTAGGATAAAGAATGACAACATATCTGATTATTGATACACTCAATAACTTTATGCGCTGCAAGCATGTGGTGCATGGAGATACCGCAGAAGACAAAGCCGGCATGGCTGTGCATATTAATTTCATGTCTTTGAGAAAGATGTGGAATAAATTTAATGCTGACCACACGGTTTTCTGTCTTGAAGGCCGGTCTTGGCGGAAAGAAGTCTATCCAAAATACAAAGCCAACCGCGTAGCCGAAGAAGAAACCGATCCAGATGCGATTGAGTTGAATGATGCGATGTGGCAGGCTTATGAAGATTTTGTTGAATTAGTCAACACTTCGAATGCTACCGTGTTGAAACATTCTATGGCTGAAGCAGATGATATGATCGCACGTTGGATTGCTACGCACCCCGACGATAAGCATATCATTATATCATCTGACTCCGATTTCGTCCAATTAGTGTCCGATAATGTTTATCTGTATAACGGTGTTACGAACGCACTGATCAAACCAGAGGGTGTCTTTGATGATCGGGACCGAGCGTTAGATTTCAGCGTCAAGAACGATGGCAAAATCCGTGTCGGCAAAACGGTTTTGGGAAAGAATGATGAATTCCCTGAGCGCCCAGACTGGATTGACTATGCTTTGTTCACTAAAATTGTTCGAGGCGACAAAGGCGACAACATTTTCTCAGCTTGTGAACCCGGCACCCGACAAAAAGGTTCCAAGAAAAAAGTCGGCATTCAAGAATGTTTTGAGAACAGGCAAGAACAAGGCTATGAATGGTTCAACTTCATGAATCACCGATGGGTCGATCATGAGAGCAAGCAGCATATTGTTCGGGACTTGTTCGAGTTCAACGAAATGTTGATTGACTTAAACAAAATGCCAACTGAGATTAAAGAAGCATTCGATGATTATATCGAATCTTATGAAAAGCCGCCAGCAAAGCAACTAGGATTTCACTTCTTACGTTTCGCTGAAATGTACCAGCTTGAAGACATAAAGAAGGATCCAAATAAATTTGTGGAGATGATCAATGCGACTCCTGGTTAACGGTCCAAGTTTTGATTACCGTGATCTCGAAAGAATTGAAAGATTCCGAGAACGCAAAAAACCGGTCGTCCCGGAAGGCTTTCGACAGGTAAACAGACTCTTTGAAGTGATGGGTTTCGATCATCAAGGAATTAAAGGTCTGGCCGTGAAAGAGTCCAGAAGACCTCATTTATATAGAGAACCGAGCTCCGGAAGTCTTCCGGAAACCTTCGATCTGTCGAATTTACACGGATACAAGACCGGCGGCACTATTCACATCAACAACCAAATTGGCAGTGAAGAAGTTTATACAGTTAAAGAAGACTATGTTCTCACTTTGGATAAATTCGCACTAGGTGCGATTTCTCATGAACTAACTGACGCATGTTATGTGATTGACAAATCCAGAAGATATGATGATCTAATGCGTAAGAATGCAGCAGAAGACAAAATGAGAAAAGAAACACCGGCTCTGCAAAATGCTTGGGAAAAATATCAAACTTTATTAAACCTTTGTCGGTAAATAAAGAAAAGGAGGTTACATGCAAGCAAAACCTATTACAGAGACTGCGTTTGTTCTAATGACCGATGCCGGAGAACGTTTCGGATTGTTGAACAGAAAAGAAGACTTAATTGAATTAAGAACCGCAGACACAACGAACGAATTTTCTAAGATTGAAGATTTGGAAGAACTGGTCGGTTCTATCCATTTCATGAAACCACCAAGTCATACAGAAGCCTCAAATATACAAGTTGGTGGCTATCCTGTCAAGCACGAAGAAGTGTTTGAAATTGAAGAAGCTGACATCACAACCTACAAAGCAAGCCCGAATAGTCGTGTTCGTTGGGTGCCGGGCTGGTGGGGAATTAGATTCACCCGAGGATATATTTGTTTCTTATGTCCGAAGCTTGCGACACTTACCGAGAACGAATTTGTCGGTCCATTCAAAGATAAATTTGAAGCAGAGACCGCTGTGAAAATTAGAAATCAAGCTTTACGAGAAGAAGAATGAGTTGGTTTAGAAAGAAAAAGGTTGAAGAAGTCGAGGAGAATACCCAATTAAAAACAGTTATCAGCGCTCAAACCGGTAGATGAAGATGAAGAACGTATTCTTCGTTCAAAACATTCAGCTGCACAGAGAGCTTGGGAACGATACCAAGGAATTATTAAGGTGTTGAAACTTAAAAAATGACATATCCAGCTTTAACAGAATTTATCAATCGTGTTCAGAGAATGCGCGGTACCAAATCAAAAGAAATGCGGATATCTTCGGAAGATGCAACTCGTGTATCTATGGAACTGACTAAACTTTTGCTTGACAAGGTCATTGAAATCAAAGAACCTGAGAAGTCATCTGGGCAGATTGACGGGGGTCGGTTTTAATTAAAAGATTCCCATTGGTTCTACTTCAGCATCCTGAATAGAATCTCGAAGGTCTTCAGTCTTTTCTTCATCATACCACATAACCTGCTCAAGCATCCTAATGACCAAAATGGTTGACATAACCAAATCATCGTGTTCACCTAGTTTGGCTGCATAACCCGCACCAGCTGCAACAAAGAAGCTCAACTGTCTCGACAACTCAGCTGAATTGATTTGCATAGCATGTTTTTCTACAAGGTTTTTCATTCTAGCACACGCAGTGAGTTTTGATCTGTTCGTGGTATTGTAACCTTTACGGAATGATCGACCTCTGGTTTTCTTTGTTTCAGTTAAGAACTCTCCAGGAAAATTCTCTTCTCCCATTTCATCAATAACAATCAAAGCCGCTTCACCGATGGTATTGTTCTCGACTGACCAATAAATTTCTGGTTGGTTATCGCCATCGAATCGCATCTCTTCATCTAGAACTTGCAAAATTCCTCGCAAAATTCTAAGCTGTTCTGGAATACGAACTGTTTTCGACATCCACTCAGCTACTTGAATCATACCAGGTAACTCGAACACTTGCATAGCCGCAAAGTCGCCGCCAGTTCCGATGGAAGGATCGTAACCTACAAGATAAGTCTTTCTAGCTTCTGGACGCTTCCACCATTTAACTTGTCCGGTTTCTTTCAACGGCTGTCTTTGTTTAGCATCTTCTAGGATACGCTTAAGGAACATACCTTCAATTAAAGTTTCAGAATAACCAACGAAGGCACAGTTCTGTTCTCGTTCGAATCGCTGATCGTCATTAATCCTTGAACGCTCTTTCTTTTCCCAAACTTCGTCACGATCCGGGTGCTGTTGCCAGGTTGCGATAATTGCTTTAAAGCCGTTCTGTCCGGGACCTGAAGTAGGAATAGAAGTTCCGTCAGCCTCAAAGTAACGGTTCGCTCCTCTCCAAATATCAGCGAAGGTATCGTACTCGGTATATGGCGTCGAAGTAATAAAGGCGCGTCCACCAGTGCTCAATGACTGTGAAATAGCTGCCCAGAAGTCTGCCTGCATGTTCGGGTGAATAGCTGCAAATTCGTCGACGTAAAGTAGTGAAGGAGTCAAACCACGACCGGAGTGCGGTCCGGTTGCTCTAGAGATAATTTTTGATCCGTTTGAGAAATAGACGTGACCTTTGGCGTAACCTTCGTTCTTAATGGCTGCTCTAATAAAGTCCGGACAGTGTTCGTAGCCGAACTGAATTCTTTCCATGATTTCCATTGATTGTGCTCGGTTGTTTGCACAGATCAAAACCGTTTCGTCTTTATGGAACATCGAGAACCAAAGAATAAGTCCACCCACCAAGGTAGTCTTGCCCATTTGTCGAGCAAGCATGGCAATGTTATCTCGGTTATTCAAGAAGTTATCAATCATTTCAAGCTGATAATCAAATGGCTCGAATAGTTTTCTTCTCATTTTACCGGCGTTGCCGACCATAGTTTGGATATAGTAATAATTCCTTAGAAAATATTCAGGATCTTTCTTACATCTCCTGACTTCTGCTTTCATTGACTCAGTGTATTTTATCCGAACCGATGATTTCTTATAAGCTTCGTCTGGAATTTTAAGATATTTCTTCGGGATTTGTGTTTTAAAATCAGTCATATCTCCCTCCTTTAGATATTTAATCAATTACCTTCACATAAATAAACAAAATGACGTTTGGAGAGTAGTAAATGATATCCTATAACCGTTTGGCCACAGAAATCTATCAGATTTTGTCAGCACCAAGCTACGATTACACGCTAAAGATGTATAATTCTGAAGGAGACTCTACCACCACTCCTAAGAAAGTGAAATGGATTTATGTCGAACCAGACGATATTGTTCTTCGTTTACCAGTTGAAGGAGGCGCACGGACGACTCCTGAAGCGAACGAAGTATATTTCTGGAAAAACCAAGAAATTGATGATGATCGTATGATCTCTATTATTAAGAGAATGCGTAAGATTTGCAATCTCTATGGTGTCGGATTAACAGTGAAAGACTTTTCTCGTTCTAAAATGCCCAAAAGGTTTTCTGATATGACTGAGCGCGAAATCGAAGAGGATAATATGGAAGAATCAATCAAACGTCTAGGACCAAAATTGTTCGAGGCAGAGATGCAAGAAGAAGAAATGTTCTATAGTGAAGTTGGTGATTTGTTAGGAGAGATTCTTGGAGACAACGACATTGGTCTTGTTAATTTCAATCGAGAGGACCGAAGACGAGAAATTGATTTTGGTCCTATTGTTGTTATTCAATCTTGGAAACGAGATGGCTCTCCGATGAAACCAGTTACCACTATATACATTGACGATGTCGCGCATACTATAGGTAGATTTGCAATTTTTGGACCAGATGAATATGCAGAAGACCTTGCTAGTACCATTAAAAATATCCGCGGACAGGAGGAAGACGACGACATGGAACCAGAATTTAACGAAGGCGATTCAACCGGAACGATTATCGACGTTCCTGGATCAGACGAAAGAGCACACGAAATTATCATGCAATTTGATCCAGGCGCGATTGAAAACGCACAAGACCAGTTTATGGTTGATCCTGAAGTTGCCGATGACATTTTAGGAGCATTGTATTCAGCAGGATACGACAATGCTGAAGAGTCTTACTTGATGGAAGGAATGCACGGGTCAGATCGTCGCTCATTCTTTGAGTTGGGTGAAGCAAAAATGGTTGTCGTGCATGAAGGAACTATCAATCCAGAGAAGCATGGCGCAAGATCAAGAAACATCAAGGAAGTTTACGTTGAGTCTAACGGTGAAAGATTCCGTCTTCCTGGAAAGTTCTTACCTGGTGGTCGTGCACTTTGCAGACACCTTAATGAAGGCGGCAAGGTCTTAGACAAAACTGGTCGCAAGATTATGGAAGTAGTCAAAGAAGCTTCATCGTTACGTGGATTCATTCGTGAATACCGTAAGACCCAAACAGCAACAGATCTTTTGGAAATGGCGCGTTCACGTGTTCGTAGTCTTCGTGAGTCTTGCGGCAGAATGACTGGTCCTAAGAATTATTACGCTTTCAAAGAATCATTCACAAAGTCAGCTAGAATCGGTAAAGATAGAATTACTGAAATGAAAAATCACTTGGTTGCTTCAGTTGGGTTGAACGAAGATCAAGAAATTCATGAGGGATTCGATTACTTGGCAAAGATGAAAGTAATGGAATCGTCTGATTCCATCAGAAACGTAGGCGAGGCTTTAAGTCTTCTCAAAGGCGGAGAAGAAGCTAATACAAAAGAATTAGCAACTGATTTGGTATTGAAGAAAGTAGGCAACGGTCTTTCTCGTGAACAGAAAGAGACATTGAGCTTCATGAAGGGCGTTGGCGTTAAGAAACTATGGAAAGAACATGGTGGAGATATTGCTGACAAATTCGACATGATCACAATGGCAATCAAAGACGATTTCTTGAGTAATTTGTTTAGTCGTATCGTTGACCAAGTCACAAACGATGACGAAGTTAAGAAGGGTGAGCTAGCTATTGCCAACATGATTAAAGACGGCGTAATCGGAAATGCTATTTCAGAAACAATGATGCAAGAAGCACAGCGAGAGTTGATGGAATTTGTAAACGACGCAGCCTTTGGTTTTATGAAGGAATCAAACTATCCTGATAATTTCCGTGGTCTTCCGGGTGAAGATTCAGCTGACGACGAAAGTGAAGCTGTTGCTTATATGCAAGACTTGATTGATCAAGCTATTCAAGAATTTGACCCAGCTGAATGGGATTTTGATTTAAATGATGAAGTTAGTTTTGCTGGAGCATTGGAGACAATCGTTGACGATAGTGTCTATGTAGAAATGGAAGATCGCTATCCTGACTATTTCACATGGGAAGAAATGGAAGACGCGGTTGCGGTAAAACTACGTGATCAAATGCAAATGGGATAAATGAATGAGTGATTTCGGCAAAATGTTGAATGGTGATTATCGCCTTGTAAACCTGCAGATTGTTTATTACATGCCGGATCACAATTCCATTTTACAAGAGTTTGTTTGGCAAACTTTAGATCAAGTCCCAAAGTATCCTAGAGTCTATACACTCCTTGATTTTTGGAAACAAGAAATCGAAGCAGTAATCGAAAGTATTCGTGTCTGTCATTCGGATCCATTACTTACGAATACTTACTCTACTGAAATAAATCTTCCTAATCTATTTGACAAAAAGCAGTAAAAGATACTATTATGAGTAGTCTTTTATAAATAAAGACGTAGGACAGCAAATGTTCTACAATGGCAAAACATAGGCACAAAATAGGCACAAGGAGGCTAATATGTCAGTAGACATGGATAAAATGCGCGCTCTGCTAGAGCAAGAAGAAGAAAAAAACAAAAATAAAGGATCCGAGAATAGAGGCAGCCAGGCATTGGGTGATGGTCCGGTGTATCCGCACTGGTTGATTCCTGTTGACTCGACGTGTATGTTTCGGTTCCTTCCTGATGGAAACGATGCTAACCCGTTTTTCTGGGTTGAGCGTTCGATTCGTAAGATCCCGTTCACCGCTGTAAAAGGTGTTGACATGGGTAAGCGCCAACAGGTTGAAGTTCAAGTCCCAGACTTGAATGCGTTCGAAAGGAACATCGATCCTATCCAGAAGATCATTGGTCCATGGTGGGATGAAGGTCGTAAAGAAGAGTATCGTACCTACAAAAAGAGGATCTCTTATATCTATCAGGGATTTGTCAGAAGCCACCCAGGTTTCGTTGACGGAAAAGGCAACAAACTCGAAGATGTGTTTCCGGAAAATCCAATCCGTCGCTTTATTCTTTCCCCGAAAATTCATGAGACTTCAAAAGCAATTATCATGAATCCGAAGGTTAAGCATAGCCCGGTTGATTTTGAGAACGGTCGTGACTTTGAAATCGTTATGCGTAAGCAAGGCGAATTCAATAATTACGATTCCAGCCAATGGTCGTTTGAGGAAGACGCTTTAACAGTTGAAGAACTTGAAGCGATTGAAAAGTTCGGTCTTGAAGATCTAAACCAGTTCTTACCGAATCGTCCGGACGCAGCAGGAATTGCAGCTATCGAAGAAATCTTCGAAGCATCACTTGCAGGTCTTCCGTATGATCCAGATAAGTGGGCAGATCACTATCGTCCAAATATCGCACTAGGTGGCGAAGGCGCAAAGAGTGACAAGACTACGGTTACAGTCAATAAGGGTGATACTTCCGCTGAAGTAGAAAACGAAGGTGTTGTAAAGGCACTTGAGGCTTCTAAAGAAGATGCAACCACCCCGCCTTGGGAAGAAGAAAAAGCTGAAGTAAAGGTTGAGGAGAAGGCTGAAGAAAAGCCAGAAACCAAAACTGAAAAGAAAACTTCAAGCACTGACGATCTCATGGCGAAACTCAAGAAACTTAAAGAAGAAAAAGCCGCAAAGGCTAGCTAAAACGGTGGGGGAGAAATCCCCCATCCTTTTATGACTAGAAATGCGAATAATCTAAGGAGTTTAATATGACAAAACCAGTTGACATTTCCAAATTTAGGAAATCACTCACGAAAAATATCAAAGGAATCAGTACCGGTTTTCAAGATCCACAAATTTGGCTTGATACCGGATCGTATGCGCTGAACTATTTGATCTGCGGTCGTTTCGACGGCGGCATCCCTTTGGAAGGTAAGGTAACTCAGTTTGCTGGATCAGCCGGCTCAGGTAAATCTTATATCGCTTCGGCAAACTTGGTTAAGGATGCACAAAAGAAAGGCATCTTCCCAATCATTATTGATTCAGAAAACGCTCTGGATGAAGCATGGTTACAAAAACTAGGAGTCGACACAAGTGAAGATGCTTTGTTGATTGTTAGAATGTCGATGATCAACGAAGTCGCAAAATTCTTGACTGAATTTGTTGATGATTACAAAGACTCGTATGGAGACATGCCAAGAGACGAACGTCCGCCATTCTTAATTGTGGTCGACTCACTTGGTATGATGCTTACGCCGACAAACGTGAAGCAGTTCGAAGAAGGTGACATGAAAGGTGACATGGGTATTAAGGCGAAACAGATTACGGCTCTTGTTCGTAGCACAGTTTCGATGATTGCCTCTGAAAAGATTGGTATGGTTGTGACAAACCACACTTATGATTCTCAGGATATGTTTAAGCCGGATTCAGTTATCACAGGCG